ATGGACAGGTAAATATTTAATTCATTCTAAAACAGTAATGAATTATATAAAAAACACAAAACAAGACTGGATTAAAAACAAAGAAAAGTTTGAAGAACTAATTAAAGACAAAGAAATGCCATACAAAATAGAATTTACATTTATAAGAAATAGCAGAAGAAAGTTTGATTATATAAATCCTTGTCAAACAGTTCAAGACTTAATGGTTACATATGATTACATAGAAGATGATAATTGTGATTGTGTAATACCTAGCTTTGGCGAGTATAAATACGACAAAAATGATTCAGGAGTAAAAATAAAAGTATTATGACAAAAAATCAAGCATTAACAAATTTTCTTTTAGATTATTGCAAAAAAGTTAATATAACAATAGAGCAATTGTATCATAAATCTAGAAGAAGAGAATTAGTAGAACACAGAATGACTTTAGCATTTATTTTAAGAAAATCATTAGGAATGAAATATCAAGAAATAGCTGAAGCTTTAAAAAGAAATCATGCATCTATTATTTATCAAGTTAAAAATATGGAAAACTTTATATCAGTTTATCCACATATTAAAAGATTACATAATGTAGCAGATGAAACCTTATTAGAGCATAAAGAATATTTGGTTGAATTTTATAATTCTCCAATAAGCTCTCAATTAGAAAGAGAAAAAAAGTTAGTTGAAATACTATTAGATAACAATTATAAATTAAAATCAAAAATTAAACAATTAAAAAAAGAATTAGATGGCGTTAAAAACTAAAAAAGAAAAAATCAAAATTATGGGTAAAAGCTACAAAGTAGAAAAACCTATATCAGATACAATGAAAGCAATGTCAGATGCATTAAGATCTCATGAGGTTGCGTTATTAACTTGGGTTCATAAAGATTATACATCTAAAGGTAAATTTGCAAAAGAAGAATTAGATGGCTTTAGAAATAGTTTACATGATTATTGTTTACAGATACCAGAAGCTCAAAATATTCTTAAAAGAATGGATGAAATAGACAATCAACTAGAACAAGACAATCAAAATAAAGAAAAGGAAGAAGAGAAAAATCAAAACAAACAAGAGAAAGATACGGGAGCAAAAGAATAATTTACTACTTTTGTAGAACTTTCTTGTCCATGTTCGCATGGTTTTTGTTTTGATTGCATTGGGGCCCTCCTTCGGGAGGGTCTTAATGTCTCTAAAATCAAACACATGAAATTAATAGAAAATCACAACCTTACGCATGACAGCTACTATCAAGATACAGAATATGTATCTAACAGTATGCTGAATAATCTTACTGGTAAATCACCAGAATACTTTAGGTTTGCTATGGACAATCCACAACCTACTACACCAGCTATGAAATTTGGATCAGCATTACACATGAATGTATTGCAACCAGAAGAGTTTGCTAATAATTATGTTGTAGCGCCTAAGTTTGATAAACGAACTAAACAAGGTAAAACAGATTATGCAGAATTTATTAAGTCTAATATGTTAAAAACTGTTATTTCAGAACAAGATTATCATCTTATGAATCAAATGACTGAAAAAATAATGAGAGATAGTGATGCTAAAACATTACTTACTAATGGTATTAAAGAACATATTATTGCTTGGAATAATGACTTCTGGGATATAAAATGTAGAGGCATGCTAGATGTTTATAATAAAGATGCTAATATTATAATAGATTTAAAGACAACACAAGATAGCTCTTATTACGGCTTTGCAAGCTCTGTAAGGAAGTTTAAGTACTATAAGCAGGCTGCATTCTATATGGACGCTGTAAAGGCTCAGGAGTTCTATATTGTAGCTATAGAGAAAAATCCACCATTTAGTATTAATATAATACAGTTGGGAGATAATCTTATAGATATGGGTAGAGATTTGTATAACACAGACCTAGAAATATATAAATATTGTCTTGATAATGATTATTGGCCTAGCCAAGGATTTGATTATCTTGACAAAAAATCAGAAAGAACTATACATATAATGAACGAAGATATATTATGAAAATACCAAAAGGAAGAACACCAAAAGGAGCAGTAAAAGCATATGATGCAGAAGGCAATTTTATAGGATTTGTATTTAAGGATTTTTATGACAAAATTACTTATGATATTGCAAAAAAAGACAGAAAAGATAGAAAAGAACGTCAAGACAAGGCAATAGAAATGATTATGAACGGGGAAATTAAAGATTAAAAAAATGAAAAATTCAGTAGTATTTGAAGGGGGTATTGATAAAGTTAGTACCTTAGCAGACGGGAGCCTACGTATCTATGTAGGTACTCCTGAGCTGGCACACGAAACTATGGTTAATCTATTTGGATTAATTAAAAGACCTGGCTATGTATTAATATCAGCTAATCATATTAATCAAGACCAGATAGATGCAGTAGAAAAAGCAACAACTAACGCAGAGTTTAGTGAAAAAACTCCTAGTCAAAGAATGAGGGGAGTGCTTTATAAGCTATGGGAAAAAACACAGCCTAAAAATCTTAATGGAGATACAGGCCAAATGGAATATGTAGAATTTGATTTATTCTACAAAAGACAAATGAATAAAATAATTGATCACTTTAAAACTAAATTAGACTAATGACAAAACATAATGAGCATTATTGGGAAGTGGGTAGAAATGGATATATTGCAAATACCACTGGAGATAAAAGAATACCATCTTATTATATAGGAAAGTATCATAAATACGAAGCTCGCAAAGTAGTAGAAGACTTTGATCTTTCGTATAACTGTGGGACAGCAGTCACATATATTTTGCGTGCAAAACGTAAACATAAATCACCAATAGATTGCATTACAAAAGCAATAGCTCATTTAGAATTTGAATTAGAAAGATTAAAACATGAAAGTAAAGAAAGTAAAAAGAAAGACATTTAAAATTAGGCCTTCTGGTAGGTCAACAGATTTTATATCACCAAGCTTTGGTTATGGTTGCCTCTATAATTGTTCATACTGTTATATGAAGCGCCATATGCCTTTTGGTTTAGGTGTAGCAACTAATACAGAAGACATACTTACTGAAATAAACTCGCATGCAGCATTTGCACAAATAGAAAAACCTAATCAAACGCATGAAAAATATATTACATACGATATAAGCTGCAATGAAGATTTTGCTTTGCACGCTAAACACCATGAGTGGGAAAAAATATTTACATTTTTTAAAAATCACCCTGACATTATGGGTAGTTTTGCTACTAAATATGTAAATAAAGATTTGTTATATTTTGATCCTAAAGGAAAAATACGTATTAGATTTAGTTTAATACCGCAAAATAAAGCTGATTTACACGAACCAAATACATCAAAAATTATAGACAGAATATTAGCTATTGATGCTTTTACATTTGCTGGTTACGATGTGCATGTAAACTTTAGCCCTATAATGGTGTATGATGGATGGCTAAATGATTATTTTGAATTATTTAGATTAATGGATAAGTATATAGAAATTAAAGAAAATGTTTTATCAGAATGTATATTTCTTACACACAACATAGAAAGACATACTTTAAATCTTAAAAACAATCCAAAAACAGAAATAGATTTATGGGTTCCTAATATACAAGAAACTAAAATATCAGAATATGGATGTGAAAATATTAGATATAATTACAAGTTAAAACGTGAATACATTAAACAATTTAAAGACTTACATGATAAGGTAATACCTTGGAATAAAATTAGATATATATTTTAAAATGGCAATAATTATATTAATATTTATTATATTAGCAACTATCTGTTTGTGTGCACATGCATATAAATCAAGTTTAGAAATGCAAGAAAATAACATAATTAAAAATATGGAAGAATATGAGCAAAAAGAAAAAGCTAAACAGCAAGAATCCAAAATATTGGAGTAAAGAACAATTAAACCAAAAGGTTGTAAAAAGAAAAGAACTTGCTTGTACAACATCTAACGGATGTAAGATTTATAAGGTTTGGTATGAATAATATAGAATATACAATTATGACAATAATTACAATAAGTTTAGCAATAGGTTTTATTATAGGATTTGCAACAGCTTTTATAATAAAAATAAAAGAATGTAAAGAACTAGAAAAAGAAATGGATAAATTTAGAGATTTATATTTTAATGAACTAGATAAATGGAGGGATAAATACACTGAAGATGATTATGAAGCGTATTAAATATATCTTACATAGATTAGGGTTTCATAATAAAAATTGTAGAAGAAGAGTCTATACTACAGAGCAAGATTATTTATGTTTAATAACGGGCAACACCCATAAAAAATTTGAACTATGATACAAATGATAAACAACAAAGTTTTAATAACGCCAGAAACTGTAAAGGAGACAACAGAGTCAGGAATAATATTATCTAAAGCAGAAGCAGAAATTCCTAATACAGGAACAGTTGTTTCTGTTGGTAATAAAGTTAAAGAATTAAAAGAAGGAGATTATGTTATATATCAACCCATGCATGCTATGAAAATTAATCATGAAGATGTTGATTACTTAATGTTTCCTGAGTCAAGTATAATAGCTAAAATAAATAAATAATATGAGATTTTTAACGCATTTAAAAAAAACCGCACACGAAGAAGACACAAGATGGATTGTTAAATACGATTCTAAAAATTTAGTTAGAGAGGTTAAGCAAATTTATAAACCATCTGAGTATTATGCCTTAAACCTACACAAAGGCAAAAACGCTAGACCTTTACATAATAAAAATGTTTTAATTAAAATATTAGAAGATGACAAAACAAAACGAAATTAGAAAGTGGGTTAAATATAGAACTAGATTAGCTAAATGGCTAAAACGAGTAGATAAGCATATAGAAAAACTTAAAGGGTTACGTTATAGTTAAGTATACCTTGTAATCCATTTTGCCTACTATATATAAACGCTTGCGCTTTCTTTATATTTCCTATAAATCCTTTGCTGTCATGCCAATAATCAGTTGCAGACATAGATGATAAGTTTCTAACGGTTATACCGTTAAGCTCTTCTATGGCCTGTAACTTCATGGCTTTATTAGTATGATAATGACCTCTATGTACTTCTACGTATACAGTATTACTCCATAAGTTTTTAAATCTTTGAGCTATTATACCAGGAAGATCATTTGTTTTAGGTCCGTCACCATGATCAGATATAATAAGATTATTACCATAAGGTATAGCCTTCATTAAACAATCACTATTATCTACTTTAACATTTTTATTATTTTCATAATATAACTCTAGAGTATCACCAAGATGCATAACAGATTCTCTATCATGATTACCAGGTATTACCATAACATGCACATCTGCAACTTCAGATAAAATGTCTATTGCTTTTATCATAAGCTTTCTTGCGTGCCTATAAATATCTATATGGTAATCTGAGTTAAATTGAGGAGTGCCTCTTGTTGTAGCAGGTATAGGCCAATCTTTATCAGAATTTAATAAATCATGTCCTACGATAAAAAGTATCTTATCTATGTAATACCCTTGAGCTCTATATAATAAGTGTTCTATAGCGCTTAAAAGACGTTCTTCAGCTATATCTAAACTATACTCATCTCCTTTAATACCAATTTTACCTAAATGTAAGTCAAAAGCTGATATTTCTAATAGATGTAGATCATTTCTATCATTAGGTCTTTTTCTTTTAATCTTTGAAACTTTAGGAGATAGGTTACGTAAATCTTCAATAAGTTCTGCTTTTAGTTTTTTAATATTAAGCTCTGGCCTTATTCTTTTAAGAAAAGCTTTAGTTCTAAACATAGTAACTGTAATAGGATTTCTATCATTGTCAAACCCTGTCACTTCATACGTACCTATATCGTATTTATCTACTTCCCAATTATCTAAATCTACTTTACACTCAGACAAAAGGTCTTCTAAAGACTTTACTCTTGTGCAATTTTCTGCGGTTAATACAGCATTAGTTTTAGTTTCTTGAAAGTTAATAACTTCTTTTTCTTTTGGCTCTGTATCTGGATTCTTTTTTCTAATAGCCCTTGCTAAAGTTCTTATTTGCTCGTAATTAGTGCCAAATTTTTTAGCAGTATCTGCGTACTTACTACGCATTAAGTGAGGGTTGTTTAATAAATACTCTCTGATTTCATCATTTAAAGACATGTTCTATTTTTTAATTTCTTCAACACCATAGCCGTGTTGACTTATGAGTGTTAAATTTACGGGAACAAGCTTTTTCTTTGAACGACTTCCTATTAATTTATTAACAGTTTTGTTAACAATTTTTTGATCAGTAAATATACTTCCTTTATTATACCCCTTAACCACAACATTATCTAGTCTATATAATTTGTTTTTTGAATCTTTAAAAACCCAATTAGAAAGCCATATAGGAATACAATATTTAGACACTGCTTGTGCTAAAGGTTATAGTTGGGCCTGCTTGAGATGATGTAATGTAAAAATAAATAGCTTTACTTACATCTTTAAACGCTGTATTAGTTATTTGTGATAAATCTACTCCAGCTAAATAAGGTACAGACCCTTGAAATATACAGTTTAATTCAGCCCCTTTAGACGCAGTAACTACGCCACTTGAAATAGTTGGAGTTAGTCTTGATTGGTCTCCATAACTCCAATGAACACCCATTGTAGCAGCAGCGCTTGAACCGTTAAAATTGTTTATTATAAGACTGTTTAATGACCCGCCTTTTAATATAGAAACTAAAGGAATTAAAATATTAGTTTTAGTAGAATCTATAATTAAATTATTTACAATATTTAATCCTACAGGATTAATGTTTGAACTAATATTACTTATTTGTGCTGAATTTTCAGGATTAGCTCTATAAGAATTTTTAGCTATTTCTCTTTTTTGTTGCTCAGAAAGACCAGAAGGAGCTTGCGCAGACATAGCTTTATTTTCTTTTCTTGTTAAAAATTTAGATCTAGTTTGTGATCCTTTTCCTTCGTATTTATCTTTTATTATAGGCATAATATATTATTTATTAATAAGAACTAAAATCTAATTCAAAAACCATTGTTACTAAATAATTTGTTGTAGCTAAATCTACAGAATTTTTTATAGTTACACCTATTAAATCTCCAGCAGAAAACGCGTTTGTACCGCTAGACCCTGATGTAGTTAAGTCTGTAAAATCAGCAACCATAAGATCTTCTTTTGCTGTTCCGTCTATAACCTTTGTTCCTAGGACATTAGAGTTACCAGCATTCCAAATTTCACCATCATCTACATCATATAACTTAAAAGTAACTGTATTACTTGTAGTATTATGGTGATTATTAACTCTCATGTGTATTTTTAATAATTTACCATCAACTGGCATTACCATTGGTATAGCTATATTAGTTATATTAGCATGCTCCGTTGTAGTGTTAAAAGGTATAAAGTGCTCTGTAGTAGTTAAATCATCATTAAAAGAAGTTTGTTGAATATGGATTTTTTTATCCTTTGTCATTATTTCTTTACCTTCTATAGTAACAGTTCCAGAAGCGCTTCTAGCTATCGTAGTATCATCTGCATGGCCTAATTCTACACTACCAACACCTATAGAGTTACTTGTGCTTGCTGTTAATCCTCCAGCGTTACCAGATACAGAAGTTACATTAGAATTTAATAAAGTAGATATACTAGTTAAACCAGTTCCTCCATTAGCTACAGCTAGAGTTCCAGTTACGCCATGAGTGTTTGCTGCACTTCCGTCAAAATTAGCAGAAGATGTGCTTGCAAGATCAGTTTGAAAGGCCCTTGTAGTTGTAAGTGTAGCGGCAGATCCAGTTGTGTCTTGATTTAAAGTACTAATATATGTACCGTTAATAGCTGTTCCCCTCCAATCTCCAGTTGTAATAGTTCCTAAAGTATCTATATTTGTAGACCCTTGAAAGCCATCTTTTAAACCATCAGGAGTAACAACTCTACTAGTGTCAGTACCTGTTGTTGTTTCAGCTGTTGTTGCTAGCTCAACAATTCCTTCAGATGTAGTTGATGCTGCTTCAGGAGTAGAAGCATCTATATCAGAACGAATGTCTGATCCTGTTCTATAAACAATTTTATTATCTGCGTCTAAAGCAAGAAATTTATCTGGATCTGAATCTGTAGTAGTAAGGCTTTCTAAATAAACATCATTACGAAATCTAGATATAAAATCCCATATATGCTGACCTATCCACTTTATCATTATTATTCAGGTATAATATCAAAATCTACATATTCAATAGTTACGTCTTGTCCTGATTTTATCGCTTTAGCAATATTTGGATATATTCTTTTGTACGCATTAGTTGATTTCCCAATGAATCCATCCTTAATAATGATGTTGTTTTCTTGTGAATCACCCACAAGTAAACATCCAGCAGTATGAGAATCATCATTGCCAGTGTGTATAAGAATCCATTCAAAACCTGGGACATCAATAATATGTAACATCCCTTTATGAATAGACGAAAATCTTTTTTTATATTTTTCATGAAAACCACCTTCAGTTCTTAATTTAATTTCATAAGTACCAGCAGGCACTCTTGTTTCTCCTCTTATTTTTAAAGCCCTAGCCTCATCTTCTAGCGTATAGCATAGAAATTCTAAACCTAGGTCTCCCTCTAAAAAAAGTAAACCAGAAGTGCTATCCTCCTGGCTACTAAATCTTAATACTTTAAGCTTCATTTATTTATTATTTAAGAAATTAAAAAGGTACTCAGAGAACGTTTGCATGTATGCTTTTCCCTTTTTAACTATTAATCGTCAGTGTTAATACCAGTATCTTTTCCGTCACAGATTAAATATTGACATTTTTGTGCAGCAGTTGCAGCGTCTAAATCTAAATTGTTTGACGCATCACCAGCGCCATCTATGTGGACTGGAGAGAAAAAACAATGACCTGGAGCTAAATCTGCTATATCATCACCATCTGCCTGTACTGTTACAACATAATCAGTATCTACATTTTTTACAAATGTATATATTAAATCTTTATTGTTGTGTGCAGTATTAATTGTAGTAGCTGAAGTACCAGCTAATATTTCTCCTGTATGCATTTGTGTTGAATCAGTTACTTCTGCCGCAGTAGTAAAAGAAGGTGAGAATGAAAATACTGTAACTCCTTCAGAGTCTACTAAACTAAAAGATCCTGATGCTGTTATTGATAAACTTTGTGTTGCCATTTTATTATATTTTAATATTATTTATTAAGCGTTTGCATCTATTTCTACAGCAAAATATTCCGCAGTAACTGTACCTCCTAAACCTCTTGCCGTTACTGTATCTGTATCACGTAGAATTGTAAATAAAAATTCACCCGCCTTTAAAACTCCTAATAAATCATTGTCACTAGAAGCTCCTCCATAAACTTCTAAAACATTTGCATTGTCTAAATTTCTTACATATATTGCTTTACCGTATCCAGGCGCAGCCATAATTGTAGCGTCTCCGTCTGTAGCACAATCAATTCTTCCTGTAGCTACTTGATCAACACCAGTAATATTCATTGCAAATGCACCTGATAAGCCTTGTGTGTATCCAGTTGAAGTAACAGCAGACATGTTTAGCGCAACATTTAATGTGTAGTTTTTTGCCATTGTTTTTTAATTTTTTACAAATTTATAAAATTTTTCTTATATTTTTTAGATTCTTTTAACTTTTTAAGCTCCGCACACTTTTCAAATTCTTCTAATATACAAAAATAATCAATTATTTTATCAATAACATGATTATCAATCTTTTTTTTAGGGTTAAACGGTAGCGCACATCCATTATAATCTAATAGTTCATCAAATGATAGCTTGTTTGTTATAATCATATAAGAGTTTGTCATTGACTCATATAACAATACTTCAGGGCTATCATCTAATTTTTCCATATTATTTTTTTACCTTTTCTAAAGATCTTCCTCCAAAATAAGCTCCAATAACTGTTATTAATACTAACTGCAATAAATCAACCCAAGTAGATTTTACTTCAAAATTTAATGCACCTGCATCTATAAATATTAATAACATAGTACACACTATTAAAAATATTAAAACCATTGGCCTAACATTTTTACTAAGCCATGAGTCTGATTTTAAATCTGCCTCCCAACGAGATGTAATATTTTTTTCCATCTCTATTTCATAATTAGAAATTAATTCTTTTATCTTTCTTTCTGCTTCAAGCTTTTCTTCTTTAGATGTATGTAAATTATCTATAACACCACCAACACCTTTTACAAGATCAGCTGCTCCGCTAGAAAATATTTTTGTTAATATACTCATAATTAATATCCGCCTCCTCCGCCTCCTAAATTATTATTATTGTTATTATTGTTGTTATTGTTGTTGTTAAACTGAACATTTGCACCATTTAATCCTTGTGAAGAAGAAGCAGCAGCAGCATGAGTGGTGCCTCCCATATAGCCTTGAACTCCTTGAAACATATGAGTATGAAAGCCTTGCTGACCATTAGCTAAAGCCCATTGTGTTGCTTCTTGTGGTGTGCTATATAAAGGCACTCCACTTATTGTTGTTAATATTGGCATAATTTATTTTGTTTTTACTTTTTCAAATGAGCTAATTCCAAAGCATCCTAATGTTACCCATACAAATGAATTATAAACAACTTCATTTATAATTAAATCTTTATCAGCTATTACGCTAGTGCCAAGATCAGCTACAGCAAATAAAACCATAACAACAAAAGATGCAAATCCAACTACATTTTTTTCATTAATTTCGTTTTTATCTTTAAACAAACTCCACATAATTATTTTATTTTTATTTTCTTTTCAATACTTCCATCACTATAAATATAAAAAAGCAAATTATTATTATTATTTTTTGCAGGTCTTCCTAATAAATCTGTAATCATTATTAATTCTTTTTTATCATATCTGCTAAATAAAGGCCCAGACCAAGTTCCTGTACAATAATCATAAGTAGCTTGACATATTGTATCCCATTCATTTTCACAACAGTAATCATCTACTTCTATTACCCAAGCGTAACATTCATCATTTAAAAAGAAAGGATTTCCAGATCCATTTATACACCAGGTTGCAGCATATAAACACCCTAGAGAGTCATGCCCGTGATTTATGTTTGCTAAAGGATTATAATTCCATGCGTTTAAATCCATACATCCCTGAACCACTTCAATACACGAACCGTTATCAGTATTAGCTGTTGAATCATAATTAAAAGCAGTACTATCCATACAACCATAAACATAAGAAATGCAATTAAAATCTTCTGTATTAGCTTCTGGGTTAAAGTTAAGCATTGAGGGGTCAGTACAACCGTAAATATAAGGAATACAAGAATTATTATCAGCATTTGCTAAAGGGTTATAATTAAACATTGTGCTGTCTATACAGCCGTAAACAAATGGTATGCAAGACCCATTGTCTATATTTGCTAATTGATTATAATTAAACATCGTAGGGTCTGTACAGCCATATACTATATCTATGCAGCTATTATCTTCTACATTAGCCAACGGGTCATAGTTAAATGCATTAGGATCCATACAGCCATAAACAACACCTATGCAACTACCGTCATCAGTGTTAGCGTCAGGGTTATAATTAATAGCTATACTACTAGTGCAGCCAGTTACAACAGGTATGCAATTACCAGCTGTATTAGCACTTGCATTATAATTAAATGCTAAAGGATTCATACAACCTACAACTACTGCTATGCAACCACCATTATCTACGTTAGCAGAAACATCGTAATTAAAAGCATTTATGTCTGTACAACCAAACACCGCTAAGTTAACACAACTAGTGTCATCTATATCAGCGGTATAACCTTGCGTGTAATATTCTAAATAAGCTGGAGATGTACAACCAGGACTGTAATAACACGTGTCAGAAGTATTAGCTGTATCACTATAATTATAAGCTGTAGCATCTAAACAACCAACTATTACATCTATACACTCGTTACCACAGTAAGGTAAAGCAGCGTGAATATCTTCTGGATTTTTAAAATCTCTTAATTTGTTTTCGTTTGGACCAGGCCAAGGGTTATTACCTTCATAAAGTATAACACCATAATTGTTTTCTAGTTTAAATGAATTTTGTATCGTCTGTATATCTAACTGTTGAGGATTTTGCTGAGGAGTTGGTACCTCAAAGTAATACACGTAAACTTCTTTGTAAGCGCTTAAAGATAAATTAAATGTATCAGAATAAATACCTATTGAATCAATTTTAAATTGCCACAAAGAATCACCTTGTCTTACACCTAACCAACAATTACCCCATGAATCACCACCTGCGTCATATAATATTAAATTATAATCACAAGGAGTTGTTAGTTCCATTTTATCAGCCAAAGGATCGTAGTTAAAAGCCAGAGGATCTGTGCAGCCGTAAGTAGCTAAATTGGTACACGACCCATCATCTGTGTTAGCAAACTCATTATACTCTACATAGTTGTCATCCATACAACCAAGTATTGGTGTATTACCATCACAAACACCAGCGACATAAGGAGTTGACGATGCGCTAAACCCAAAGTTAGGTGGGTTTAAATTAAATATAGTATCAAGACAATCTGTATTAGTAACTAAACAACTACCAACAACCGCGCCCCCTCCAATACCATCACCGTAAGTATCATTAATAGTAAAGACTATAGTATCTCCAATAGGTACACATACTTCTGTATATACAGTTTGCCCAACTTGTGTGTAGTCATAAGTTCCAGATGGTATAGACTGTATAATGTTACCGTTAGCTTTTATTTCCCAATAAGTTTCAGCAGGCCAATTATCTAGTAATATAGCTATTTCAATTAATGATTGATTTACATTACAAGCAACCTCCATTACACATGTACCGTTATCTATATTAGCCCATGGGTTATAATTTTCAGCTAATGAATCCATACAACCAAGAACATAAATACAACTACCATTACTAACAGTCGCTAAAGGATTATAATTTGGAGCTACAGAATCAGTACAGCCAAAAACAACAGCAAAAGCATCACTAACTTTTACATCATCAATACATATATCACTAGTATATAGAGAACCAGTGTTACCTACAAAAGCTATTTTAAAGTCATGTTGTAAGTTTAGACTATCTAATGGGTAATAAGCAAAATGCCAAGGCATACCTTGATCACCATCGTAAGCGCCTATAAATATATAATTACCCATTACATCTATAGCTGCTATTTCTAGCTCACCCATTTCAGGACCAAACATATGGTACCAAAAAGATAACACTTTACCAGGAGTAGATGATACATCAAAAATAGGAGTGTAGCTTATAAATTGTTTATTAGGATAATTAGGATGAGATGCTTCTACATAAAAATAAGTACCACTACCTGTAGTGTGATCTCCAGTAGGTCCAGTGTTAAACGAAGAGGTTGGTCCTTGATTTAAAAGCCAGTCTCCATCATCATTTGGGTCTTGCTCTAAAGGAATATTACCTTCAAAATTATTAGCCCAAGGAAAAGTATTTACCTGCGAACAACACTCTTTAGGCGCGCCACAAGAAACTATTATTAATGCTAATAGTAATATTATTCTTATCATATTTCAAATCCAAAATTTAAAAGTATAATTCTTGCTCTTTTTTTAGAACATCCTTCTGTACAAAATAAACATAGTTTTAGCTCTAATAAAGTTAAAGTTCCTAACCTTAAAGTTATTTCGTATTTTTCTTTTTTATTACCTTTTTTCCAACTGTTTATTAAATTCATAATTTTTATCTTTTTCCGCCATGATATTCTACAGCATGACCATCTTTAATTAATTGTTCGTTTATACAACATTCTCCTTTTTCGGTTTCTATATGAAGAGTTCCTAAAACCCTTCCATATTTTCCTACACTTTGACTTTCTAATATAAAAAAATTATTTTTATTTGTTTCATTAATCATTACTATTAATGCGTCTTTTGCAGCAAGACCTCTAGCCTTTTCTTCTAAATCTCTAGTTCTAGACTCAGGGGTATTAATTCCAGCTAATCTAATTCTTTTACGAACTATAACATCAAACCCTAAATCTATTTCAGCATCTAATGTGTCACCGTCTACTACTCTATCTAATTTTGCTTTATATGTATACATTAAAAATCACTCATTAATATGTTATCAATCTCTTCTTGAACTTCTTTTTTTGTTGCAACCATTTTAAAACTAAGATCAGCCTGAAATCTAGCAACCTCAACATCATCTTTAAATATTATAATAGTAGGTATAACAGCTATTTTATTTTTTTTAGCTAATTTTGGTTCTTTAGCTATATCTATATAAGATATTGTTTTAACATCTGTTAAATCATGCACCCAGCCTACCTCATTATTTTTATTCCACTCTGCATTATATTGCGCTATTTGTATTTGTCCAAAGGCTGTGCTAGACAATAAAACAAAAAGTATAATACCAAAATACACAACATATAATCTCCAACTAACATCTACTTTATCCATTATCTATTATACAATTTATCTTCAATTTTTTCAAGAGTCTTTTTTATTTCCTCTACATCTGACTGTGTTGTCATAATAGTATTACGTATCATTTGATCTTTCATGTCAAACTCCATTCTTGTTACGTCTGGAGGTAAAGGTTCTGGCAACTGCTTAGCCTCTTCTATATCGGCTTGTAAGGCAAACCACATTCCTATTATAGTTGCCATTGCAAAACCTATAGCAATTAATGTTTTAATGCTTACCTGAAACCCTGTGTCTTCATTTAATTCTTTAGCCATTATTTAAACATCATTTTTGTAACTATACCTATTATAGAAGTAAAAAATATTCCAAGCCAGATTCTTGCAGATTTTCTAAAAGAAGTATTAACATTAATACGAGCAATTACACCATCATCAGGATCAAGAAGACGTTTTTTTATTTCTCTTACGTCTTTCTTAAGCTCAACTAATTCTTCGTGTAATTGTTCGTTAGTTCTCTCCATTAGATTTTACATTTTCTTTTACAAGAATTTAAACATAATTTTCTAAAACTTATTTTATATACAAATTTACAAATTATTTTTTTCATTTTAAAATATAACATAATTAACTCCAAATTTAAAATCATACCACTCTCTGTTCCAATACTTATTATATTTTGCTTCAAAAAAGTACCCTAAATGTTTATCTATTTTAACGCCAAATATTAATCCTGCTGAGTAGTCATACCACTGCTCTCCATTATTATAATTATGATAAGAAAACTCACTACCGTCATCATAATGATATGGTAGTAAATTACCCCAAGCATGCACCCATTTGTTTTTACTATACTTATAATAATCAAACCCTATTATAATTGAGTGTTGTATTTGCTTTTTTAGCTCAAGCCTCTTCTTTTGTCTGTAGTCAGCAATTACTTGCGGGACCACAACCTCCTTCCAAACTTCTGCGCTATTAGCAACTATGTTTCCGCTAGGGTCTTTATACTCACTATTTGCTACGTCTATGGTATACCCTTCCTGTATCGCTAAGTAAGTGTAATGCAAATTTCCATTATCCAAGATCCATTCTTCTAGCGGATTATATCCATAAGGCTCTGCTAATCTATGAGCAAGCCCTATACTAAATGCCAAGTCAGCATTTTTTTTCATTCTATATCTTTCTGATAATTCAAAGTACTCTATATCAGCAAAACCATCTTTTAAATATTCTACTTTTGCCGCAAAATGATCTACACATAAAGGCCCATCACAATCATCATCAGAACTATATCTAATAAAATGATGCTGGTCTATATAGTCTACACCTTGCTGTCTTGCATAATCTATCTCAAATAAATACTCAAATCCTTGCACCTTTCCTACAGTAGCAGCATCTGTATAATTAGACTCTGTACCATCATAAAAAGTATTTGCTCTATTTTCATATCCAAATCTAGCAATTTTTCTAATACCCATTGTAAAAGAGTAATCGTATGGTGTTACTATTAAATTTTCTTGTAACTGTCCAGAAGTAACAGAAAAAGTTTTTACATCTGATACAGAAGTCCCTCCATTTACAGCTCCATAAATAGTAGAAAATTTTAAATGTTTTTTGAAATTCTTTTTTAAATCTATATCTTTTATATAGTCTAAATAATTAATTTGACCTTTTGTAAAAAAAGAAAAAAACATACATAACATTAAAATTAGATTATATTTCATTTTATTATTTTTATGCATAGCCACCCCCTAATGTTGTTACATCTAAAGATGGAACTAATGCGTTAAGAGTCATAGACTGACCTAAAGTAATATCAAAGTTTCCAGTATGAGCAGGCCATGATGTACCGCTTAAATCTTGTGCTCTGTAATATCCACATATATCACTAGGATGCATAGTAGACATATCTATAGGTTTATGATAATTATATAAAGTATCAATTTCTGTTGTAGTTAACTCTCTATTCCATTGACATATATCTCCTAGGTGTCCTCCTAAATACTCTGAACCTACAGAAGTTTTTGGGTTATTTGCAGCGTTAAAAGTTCCAGTACATCCTACTAGAGAGTCTACAGCATCGTCTTTATATTTAATATACCACTTATTATTTCCAGTAGGATTGTTTCCAGTTGGCGCTGGTGCTGTTTTTTTGCTATCCGAATCTTCTGGATTTGAACCAAATGCCGATCCAATAGTAAATCCTAAACTTCTACCTCCGTCTACATACATTTGTAGAACTCTGTTTCCATCCCATGTTCCTACTACAAAATGCCATCCATCTGATTTATACAAAGGTTTATTAAGTTGAGTACCTACCTGAAGTCTCATCATACTAAAGTCTGAAGTTACTTGTTGGTTAGTGAAATTTCCAGCCCCGTCTTGTAATCTTAAATCAAAAGCAAACCTTTTTGATTGATATGACAAAGAAAACCCTCCTTGTATTTTACATCCAAACAGTTTTTGCACAGCAGTTGTATTATATATACCAGCTCCATCACTTTCATCGTCAGTTAACTTAACCCAAGCAGCTAATGTTAATCCATTTTCATCTACTGGTTTCATAGTTCCATTAGCAGGAGTAAGGCTTTCTAACCCAAAACGCCCAAAATCATCAACACCATCAAACAATATAGATCCGCCCATGCTATAGGCTGGCTCTATAAAATCTACTTTAGTTGCGCTTAATCCTGTTCCTAGTGCCATATTATTCGTCTTCGTCTATTGGTGGAGGTATATACCATATACCATTAACATTATCTAATATTTCTTTAATTTCATAATGAGTGTACTTTTCTTTATCTTTTAAAAAACCAGGAGTGTTGCCCTCAAATTTTACTATAAAATAATCTTTATCTCTACTATACCTTAAAGAGCTAACAGAAGATTCTATTATTTCATCAAAATTAATATTATCAATATCAGAAGATTCTAATATAATATATTCTCTATCTGGATACTCAGCCATTATTTCCAGTTTTTTAAATTTAAAACATACTTCCAGGTAAGCCTAGGTATTCTTACTTTATAATAATATTCACATTCACAATTTTTTGAATACTTTGGGTTTGGATTTTTTTTAATCCTTTCGCTTTTAGTTACTAATTTTTGTATAAATCCCATATCTTATTTAATATAAATCTTCTATCCAATCTTCTTTAGCCATTTCTGCTAAAATTTCTTCATGAGTATACGTTGTTTTACCATTTAAAAAAGAAGGCTGGTCTCCGCTATATCTAATTACAACCTTGCCGTCATCTAAACTAGTTCTTAGTGCGTTTGGATCTTTATAGTCTAGTTGAGAAAAATCTATAGTAGAGTTTTTATCTGTTACTTCTGTCTTGTTTAATATTACGTATGTTTTATTATTGTATTCCATAATTTATTTTAAGGTACATCGTTATCCCATTGCGGATCTCCTAAAAAAGTGCCGTGATTAACTCCTACCGAATCAAAAGCTGTAGTTCCAGTATTTTCTTCTAATTTCCAATACCCAACAAGATTTGAAGAATTATTATAATTACCAGTATCTGTTTTTAAATCAGCTGGATCTCCACTATTATATATTTCTGTTATAGCATTTGCGGCTAAATCTGTATTAAATATACCAAAGTCATTTAAATGTCCAACATAAGGCGCTACAGTACCTCCTAACCTAAGGGTGTTTGCAGACAAAGGACTAAAAGCAGAATGATCAGCCTCGGAAACTGCTATACCACTCATTGATATAGCAGACCCGTCTACATAAACCGCAAATGTAGTGTTAGAACCAGTGTTTTTAGTAAAAGTTACAGCTAAATGTTTCCATCCAATAGCTCCATTTGCAAAAGTTACGCTACTAGCATTAGTTAAATATGCTGTTCCTGCGGTAGCAAAAAGTACTGCTAGTTTTCCATTAGCCTGAAGATCAAAAATAAAACTACCATTATTACCACCAGCAAGCTGTATAAAACTACGTTGACCAGCAGGCTGTCCGTCAGGTATTTTTGCCCATAAACTAACAGTAAAAGAATTTTGAAAAACAGATGTATAGTTATACGATGTTTCTAAAGAGTCTCCAACGCCATCAAATTCTAACGAAAAACCATCAGTATAAACCTCTTTAGTAATACCAGATTTTGCTAGTACGGTATTTATTAACCCTAGCATTACTCTCCTATATAAGCAATAATCATTCCTGTGCCAACATCTATTTCAGACCATCTTCCAAAAATAGTTACACCAGCAGGAAAAACATCACTTACGTCAATAGCATCTCCTCCTGATCCAGAATTAATAGTTTCACTTCCACCTGTTTCATTATGAGCAGCAATATCTGTTCCAGCAAATTCACAACTTCTATAATTAGTATCAGCAATTAATCCTCCAGCAGTATCTAAGGTAGTATTTGCTAAAAAAGTAATTGCTATAAACACTTTATTAGTTGGAGGTTTAATTGGTCCATCAACAGATGTAAAAACAGATCCCATTTGACCAAAACCTTTTTTTACTAAATCATCTACGTTTGCCATTTTTTTTATTTTTTTTATTAATATTAATATCCTACTGGAGCTAAGTAACAAATACAAGAACCGCTATTTAATTCTATATGATCCCACTTACCATAGATAGTAATCCCTTTTGGAAAGGTGTGGGTCGGTTCTAATGTATCCATATCTGTATTTGTAGACTCATTTGTTAACGCTCCAAAAGCATCTCCAGCATTATCTTCAGCTACGTCTGATGTAATAGAGCTAACCAAACCATCTAATGTTTGTATTTTTTGAAATGTAGTGTCTTCCATAAATTGTATAGCTATAACAAATCTATTAGCAGTAGCACCATCTAAATCTAATAAAGCACCATCTCCAGTTAAATATACAGAACCAAATTGACCAAAAGACGCTTTAAATAAATCGTTTACGTTCATGTGTTAAATTTTTACAAATATAATCAATTTTAATTATTTAATTATATATAGTGTTTAGTATTTGTTTTCTAGTTTCTGCATAAGGAGCTATTTCAGTAAGTAATGTTTTCTTAGCTAAAGACGATCCTTTTTCTGCATAAGCACTTGTTCTTTGTACTTTATCTCCTGATGATGCTTGCCTTATAAACTTTGCAGCATTTTGTAATGTACTAGTAGAAGCGGGTACTAAAGTGTAATTAACAAATCTTCTTAAGTCTGTAGTTACAAATACATCATGTGAAAACTTTTTTAATGTTCTTAGTGTTTTAGTATCTGATTCATCATCATCTTCCATTATAGCAATTAATGATAATAAAGTAACTCCTATGCCTAAACCAGCTATGTGAGCTCTCATACCCTTTTTTCTTTCTTCACTAGACTTGTTATATATATCTATTATTTCTTTTTTAGTTATATTGCCTGCAAAGTAATTTCTAAATAAGTCTGTTATAAATTCAGAACTCGCTCTATAACTTCCAATGTTTACATTCCCAAATCTATCTATGTCTTCAGCTTTAAATCTATCTTGCCATAAAGTAATAAACCATTTTTTAAATTGCAGTAATGCTCTACCATAAGAGTACATAGAAAGTAAATTAGCATCTAAAGCCGTATAACCTTCTCCGTGTAGTGTAGATATCTTATGGTTAATATTCATAACTCTTTGTTCTGATATATTTCCTGTAGCATACTCCTCGTCTGTTAATTCTCCTAAAAAAGCTGCACCCTGTATGTATCCCTCTGATTTATCCATAAACCAGTAAGCTGCTTTTTCTATTGTACCAGCAAAACCTTTTTGATCAGATAGATGTATAAATTCATCAAAACTATACTCTACTATTCTATTTTCTTTTAATATTTCTTGAGACCTTCCAAAGTCTTTCCAAAATCTAGTCTCTCCTTTTATAAATTGTTTACCACCTCTTTTACGTAACTCTTGATATTTACCAGCTAATAAATTACCAATACCAACAGTATAATTAAATCCAAGCAATCGTAATGATGTTAATTTAACAAAACCATTTATAATACTATCTGCTCTAGCTCCTAACGGGCTTATCTGTTGTTTCTTTTCTAAAAACCCTTCTTTCCACCATTCAGTTAAATATCTTGTAGCATTCTTATTGTCTAAATTTTTATTAAAAGCTATAACAGAATCTGTAAGTATTGCTAAATCACCCATACCAGTAAAACGATCCTCTCTTTCTACTATAGCGCCATCTTCCATTTTATACTCTCCTTCTCCATTTTTAAATATATTAGACCGAGCAAATTCTAAAAGCGTGCTGTTAATGTCATAAGATATATTTTGCGCTCTAACACCTTTACGTCTTTCATACTCTTCTATTAATTCAGCATCTAAACTATTATTACTGTTAGAGCCAATAAGTCTTTTCATCATTTCATTATCA